TAACTTTAGGCACCATAAATATACTGCCAAAAGATGTTTGAGGCGCTGCGCTGGAATAACACTCAAACATCTTTTGATCCAAAGATATAAAGATTAAACCTTTGGATCATTTGGATCATTTAGGCAACTACAGCTTTGCTACGTGCCAATGACCAAACTTTCGAAAACGCCTTTGGATCACGTGGATCAGGCTCGGTCAACCGCTTCTTTTTCTCAAGGGACGTCGCCGGGGCAAGCCCCGCCGCCGTCCAGCCGTTGCAATTACCCTCTTAAAGAAGGTGGCAACCCTAAGGTAGATTACACAGTTACTTAGGAATAGTATGACGGATTCGAACCGAAAGGTCGAACGAAGGCGTAGTGACATTTGAGTCAGACGCATCCGCACCATAATTAGTAGCGCGAATAACTAGATATATCCGCTGAGTAGGATTAACCTGATTGGTAATCTGAACACCAGTATTCACGGCGTAATCAGCTTCGTCATTAGTATTGACAGCTGTAGTGAGGAAAGCAGAAGTTTCCTCGTACTTGCATATCTTGTTAAGCTTCAAGAATGCCTTATAGACCACGCATTGCGGGTCTGCATCACCATCCGTAGTCGGATTAGGCTCAATAGTAATCGTCTGAGTCTTAAGAACCTTATACTTACGTGTCTGAAGACCACCCGTCGTGGCAATAGGATTAAACGTCCACGACTTAATCATATTCTGATAAAAATCATTACGTTTAGGAGTTGCCTTAGAAACGTCACCTCCAATACCACCAGCTAAACTGTGGTCAGGTACCAAATCGTCATCCTTAATCTGAACAATCTGAACCATATACTTGGTCGCCTTAGCAGTAGCACCCCATAGATTCGCGCTAATAGACGCGCTCTGAATCATGGACTTTCCAAAAGGCGCAATCGCAGGAGACGTAGTACCTGCAGCTGCGAGAAGAGGTGCCTTCTCGGACTGAAAATTATTTGTCGGCGTTGTACCATCAGCCGCAAATCCAGGAATAAACTTAAAGAACATATTACCTGTAGCAGTAACTTGCTGCAACTGCAAAAAGGGCAAAGGAAGACTCTCAGCCCCTGCACCAGCACCAACCCAATTATTAACTGCTGTAAGATCCATCATATACCATGGAAGCAACCTATCGGTACCTACAGTTTTATTCTGCATCCAATAGTTTCCGTTACCGGAAAAAGCCTTAACGCCATTCCACCGCAGAACAACCTGCTCAAGCATAGACTTGGTCAGTGCGGCAGTCATGGCTCCCTTAGACATAGGCTTCGCAAGCGAAAGCGTTGCTGACTTATACCCCAACTGGGACCCCTGAGTCTTAGGTGCGGCTGCCTTACGAGGCGCCTTAGAAGTACGGGCTTTCGCAGGTGCTGACTTAGCCCTAGACGGCGTTCTAGTCGACTTCACGAACATAGAACGACCCTTAGGTTTAGCCGGGGCCCGGCGTGTAGATCGTCCTCGCTTTTGCATCGGCATCTTGTATTACTCAAAGACCAGAGTAAATGGTCGACAGATAATTTTCATAAATATCTTCAACTTCTTTTTATACGGGCCACGAGTCTTCGGACGTTCGTATTGTCCCTTAGGCATCTTTACTCAGAGTCGTAAAGAAAATCTTCACCGCGACAAAAACAGTCGCAAGGCTTCCAGCCACAAAAATCGCATACGCTATTCGTCTCCGGCGGAGCAGGACTCCAAGTCGTCCTCAGCCGCGGTAATTGGTTCGAGATCGTAGTCTCTGTTGACTTTCCATAATTTCCACCGATCAGCACTGAGCATACGAGTATCAGGCATCCTATTAGAGAAAACCCATATCTGCGGTGAGTCAATCCACCATGATTTGTAACTATATCGAGTGTCGACAAGCTTACCTTTTTTGATTTGCTCAATGGCCGTGTATATTCCATAGAGCTTATTCTTATCCATAGCCCGGGGTAAATCTACGAACACGGGACTTGGGTCACGAACTTCAGTCGCCATACATATGTCGCAACAAGCCTGAATTAGTTCCTTGGCATCATTCACCGGAGGTAAATCTATGCCTTTTGCATACAACTCGCACACTGATGCTATAGTAGACTTACCCACATTTCCATGTCTACAGTATACATAGTTGATAGTACGATCATCAAACTCGGTCGCTGACTCGAGTACACGTTTCTGCCACGGGTACAGCTTTTCTAGCATACCCCGATACTGGCGTGGGATGTACTTCTGAACTGTGTTCTTGTCATCCCATGGACCACGAGTCCTGGTATCAGCCTTAGTGACATAACAGAAATCGGTCGTACGATAGGCAGGATTACTTGTTGGCTCCAAATAATTGGGCAACGGCATCTCAAGCTCAAGCTGAGCCCAAAGGGCCATCAGCTCTGGCTTGCGTCGCTTCTTCTTCAAGCTAAACCTACCTTGGTAATGGAGATAACCTCCATCACCTTTTTCTTCCTGAAACACAAAATGCTTCGCTATCTCTCGCATTGCTTTTACGATCACCTCGTGATCTAGGCCTTCGGCATTAGACCGGAAATCCCATAGCGCTATCTGGGAACCCATCTTACCATACAGGAAGAAAATAAACCCGGATGATACACGAGGGGGCATCGGCTGGGCGTTGCTCCCCCGGGATGGCTCCCTCTTCACTTTGGTTCAGAGAGTCGCAATCCCGGGGTCGCCGCCAGGCGCCGATGCCCCGTATAATGCCCGGGTTAACTTTAGGCACCATAAATATACTGCCAAAAGATGTTTGAGGCGCTGCGCTGGAATAACACTCAAACATCTTTTGATCCAAAGATATAAAGATTAAACCTTTGGA